AAGTCGTCATCACAGATACGTCGAGCGAACATGTGAAGAGCGTAGCCTACGGTAATATTGTGGGGCTTCTGATTGAGGCTGTGAAGACACTAAACGAGCGGATAGATTATTTAGAAAAACAAAAGTGAGATATAAATGGCACCGCCAGCGCCAACTGCTGTATCCATATCTGTTTCAGGTTCTGGATATTCTGTGACTTGGTCTGGTTCTATTGTTGCAGCAACATCATGGCAAATTCATATTTATTCTTCAGCAACCCAGACTGGTACATACAATTTACTTATGACGAATGTAGTTAGTACCAGCTCGGTTACAGGGGATACAGCTAGTGTTTCAGATACTCCTACAAATACATATTGGTATATAGCCACAGTAAAGGCTTTATTGCCAAGTCCGCCTAATCCAAGTGTTGAATCATTACAAGGTCTTTGTACACCTGTCCAATATATTGCTCCCGCCACTGCTTGGGCACGCGCATCTGGCGAGGCCGAAACGGTGCCAGGCTCATATTATTGGGATGCGCCAAGTGATATATATGGCAATGTAACTATAGCCTTGACGGGTGCAGGCGGAGGTGGTAGTTACAATGCTGAAAATGGGGATGTTGGCGGCGCGGGCGGTGTTTTAACAGGAACATGGTCAGCAGCACTCGCTAGCACAAGATATTATATTATAGTTGGGGAAGGTGGCGGCGGCGGAGCTGCTACTACGATAGGAAATGGAACAATAGGAGGAGGCGGTGCTGGTCGTGATGGAGGTGGCTCTGGTGGAGGATATTCAGGCGTTTTAAAATCTAGTAATCTCGCATTTGGTTCAGTTGTTGCAGTCGTCGGCGGTGGAGGTGGAGCTGGAGGTAGTCCAGGTTCTGGAGGCGCTGGTGGTGCTGGTGGTTCCGCAACTGGAGGAAGTGGTGGAGCAGGAACAAGTGGTGGTGGTGGTATAACAACTGGTGTAGGGACAGGTAGTGGGGGATCAGGAGGTGGTTCTTATGGAGGTGCTGGTAGCACACTTACTGGTGGCACATTTACTGGCGCAAGTAGTTTTATTGCTGGTGGTGGCGGAGGTTATTACGGTGGAGGTGGTGGCGAAGGAGGCGGCGGCGGATCTTCTTCCTCCAATAATGCAGGGTTTACCATAATTACAAATACTCTAGGTGGTGGTGGTGCTGGCGGTGTCGGTGACACTGGTTCTGGTGCTGGTACTGGCGGTAATGGCTCTGTTACCTTATCGTGGTATAGTGGTGTCCCTCCACCAGTTACGTCTACAATTAACCTAACGATATCTTGCCTATCTACTATTTTTTCAGGATACGGCGGTGGAGCACGTGGGTATCATTTACAATCTTATTCAGCGATAAGGTTCTTCGACGGTTCGTATGGACCAACGGCGCCACCCATCAATATGGGCGCTTTTTTGAATAAATCTGCTTGGACGGGTGCCGGCGCTCTTGGAACGCAAACATTTACAGCGTCAGGAACATTTACGGTTCCTACAGGTATTACATCACTAGATGTAGTATTAAGAGGATCTTGGGGTGATTCAACACCATTCTCTGCAGGAGGATATGGCGGATTAGTTTCTGGGACACTAGCAGTAACTGCAAATGAAACTCTTGGCATTATTGTTAATGATGGCGGCGGTAGCGGTGGCGGCGGCAATGGTGGTGGACGATCAGCAATACAGAGGTCTTCTGTAGATATAGTCACTGCTGGAGGCGGTGGTAGTGGTGGTGGCGACTCGCAAAAAGCAGGCGCCAATGGTGGTAATGGTGGCGGCTTGGTAGGAGACTCTGGTGCAGATACATCAGGATCAGGCAATGCAACTGGTGGAACACAAACTACTGAAGGACAAGGAGGCATAGGGAGCAGCCAATCTGGTGGAACTGCTAGCGGATATGTTGGCGGTTTTGGCCCAGGATTGGGTGGAGGTGGTGGCGGTGGATGGTACGGCGGAGGTGGTGGCGGAGAGGGTTCTTTTGAATTGGCTGGTGGTGGCGGTGGCGGATCCTCCTATGTAGCAAATTTAACTGGAACAGTTGTGAATACAAAAGGAGGAAATACATCAGTTACATACGGTAATATTGTATTATCATGGTAAAAAAATTGAACAATAGTAATCTGTATAAGTAGACGTTGGGGTTCCTTCCTTTCTTCCTTCCAAAATGAATTGCGATTGGTGCTCTTCCTCTCTTTCTAATACGATTGTGTATGACCTACACACTCGTATTAATGGTTACCCTATTACGTACATTATTGGCGCTGACTGTTGTATTGCTTCAGGGAAGCATGCCGACTTCGCCAATGAAAACAACTGTCCGCCAATGAACTTCCAGCCTCGTTCGAATGTAGAGAATGTAAATCGGTACTTTGCGTTCGCCCATGCTAAGCATAAGGCAGATCCAACTGATAAGACAGGTGAAACTCGTGCTGCCTTCAAAACTGCATACCGTATGTATAGGAAGTTGTCTGCCGCTGAAAAGCTGCTTGTTACCCGTTAGTTTGTAAACAACATACCACCACGTCCACCAAACACCTTAAAAACATTCCAAACAGTGATATACACCATTAGGTTCATATTCGGTGGTGCAGTTAGATTAACACCCCTATTCATTGTAACATAGAGCTCCTTTCTCTGGATTTTATCCCAGTTCGCAGCTCCCTTAACTTCATACAATAATCGCTCCTCTTTTTGACCGAAATTGTAGGCATACACGTAGCGATTGTAGACTGGGGCTTTAACATAGCTGAGTGCTGGCACAAGTCCACGAAAATAGCTTGCACCATCATGTACGAACCGGTCAATATTATTATAGAGAAGCGAAGCTCCATGAATAGGCTCAGAATATGATTGTTGAAATGCCGGTACAACCTGCCAGTTCGTTGTCTGAGAGGGAACCGGTTGTGCATCAGGCCACCAAGGTATAAGGCACGGATTGGTCGTAGTGTAGGCTGCAAGGTCTCTAGTAAACAAGAATGTAGCATTATACGCCGCTGCTTCAGGTCGCTGAGCAACCCACAGAAGTTCCTTCACCGGATTGGCATAGGGAAGATTTACACGGACTACCTGAGTTCCCAACGTATTTACGACTGGTACTTGTAAATGTTGCTCAACTTGATAGGTGAGCTCAGCTGTACGGAAGGGAATGGCTTCTGCTTCTTCAAGACTGATGTATTCGATGAGTGCATAAGCATCTTGTAGAAAGAGTTTGTTAGGAAACGTGATATTTGGTATGAGTTCTCCTTTGACGCCTGTTTGAGGCATAGTAGCATTCATTGTGTAGACCTTGGTGGTCGCTAGAGGCTGTGCTTGCCAGAATCTACCGCCCTCAAGGTTCCACATTGCGCCAGAAATATCAACGGTTTTTCTAAATCCTACTGTATTTTGATTAACACGTGCGTCCGTGTAGAAAAGCTGTGCAACAGGACGGAAGGTTACGTGAATACGCACGATATCTGCCGTTAAGGCTTGAATAGGTAAGGCGTGACTATATACGCCAGGTCGGCTCCACCAGAACGGTATAGGCACATAGACCGTGACTGGCGTGGTAGCCGTTCCTTGAAACGTACTTGGGCCAAATCCTGTAGCCGCTCGTTTGATCATTGCGTTTTTTGTGACCGTAGCTTCCACTGTTTCATACAATTCATCTAATACTTCTAAAAGTACGGAGTCGAATTGCTCCACAATTACACCACCGATTTCGAGCTCGATTAATTGTATCAAGGAATGTCCTAGACTGTTTGTCCAGCCGTACGTGGGACCAAGGAAGTTTTGTCCAGCAGCTAGCTTAGCAGCAGCCTGTGTTGTATAAATATCCGGCATAGTCACTACAAGAGTAAATCCTGAGATGAGTTCGCCGATACGTGGCAAGGTCATACTGACACGTTGGCCGAAAGCAGGCGCACCATCGAAGTCTACGCGATTCCATTGTGCGGCCCAGCGGGTGGTTTTTCGTATAACATTAATGAACTGGTGTATATCAGGATTACCACGGGGCGGTTGTAACCGGGCGTCCTGTAAGCCACTTGTTACAAGAGTTAAACTTGTAGCAGGTGTTGACGACATCTTACTTTATGGGATTGTTTGTCTAAGTCAATACAAACTCGTGAGTGTCCTCGCACTAGGGTCAGTCGCACCTTGAACCCATCGTGGCATCCACATATGCGGAATAGTCTTTGCCGCTAGCCATGGAAAATGCTGCTCGAAAATACGGCGATACCAAAAGGCTTCCTCTGTTTTCGGCGGATTGTGCCAAAGTTGTGTCATGGTTTTGATTTCACTGATACCTAGGCCTTCCTTCTTAGCATACTCGGCACAGCGTTTGTACCAACTATCTTCTCGGCTACTAACACCATCGCTAAATGCCTCCTTCTTTCTGTACAGAACCTCGAAGGGTAGATAATTATCCTCACGAAATGCATCACGTAGAATTTGCTTTTCCATTCTGTCGGTTTCACCATGGACGGGTCTACGAAATCCTGTAGGAATGGCCCGCCAGGTTGCTACGACGTTCTTATCCAAGAACGGCGTGCGTGCTTCAAGGCCATGCGCAGCGACGCTACGGTCGGACCTAAGAACATCAAAAATATGGAGTTCTTTTAAGAGACGTTCACACTCCGCCTCGAACTCCTCATTGCTAGGCGCATTGTAAAAATAGAGATAGCCGCCACCAATTTCATCGCTTCCATCACCATTAAAGACAACCTTAATATCCGTGTTTTCCTTAATGTACTTTCCAATGAGCCAATTGCCCACACTGGCACGAACCGATGTAATATCATACGTCTCAGCATCATAAATCACTTGGGGTATAGCATCAAGAAATGTTTCAGGAGAGACAACGACTTCATGATGAATGCTATTGATATGCAAGGCGACCTTGGCCGCAAATGCTAAGTCTGTCGACCCAGGCATGCCGATACTAAATGTATGGAGCTGCTTACCTTTCTTTGCGAGTTCCCTTGCGGCAATAGCAGCGATCAGACTGCTATCCACACCACCACTTAGAAGAGCACCAATAGGGCGATCTGAGAGAAGACGTTTTCTTACGGCTGAAAGCAGA